CAGGATATCTGGCCTTAAAATCAGCCAACTCTTCTCGAGGAGTTCTCGCGTCGCGTGGTTTCAGGTCGAACTGGGAGGCCATGGACCTAGACATGAGAGCGCGTGATGTGAGTGTCTCTGGAAGTGTCTCAGGGGCTAAAATTCGTTGGAATACTTCTGTTGAACTACTTGGTATCCAATGCACTGTGTCTGCATTGTTTACTCGGGGGAGTGATAGGATGGAACTGACTGTGGCTACGTTGCTAACATATGCTTCAGACAAAGGGAGGTAATACACTGCATAAGGGTTGTTGGCCGTTGCGACCCGACATGTGATGTAAATGTCAGATGTTGTGGAGGGCACAGCTCTCATTCGCACGCTATCCCCTGTAGTTGGCCATTGGAGCGAAAAGTCGAAGGCCTGGCGTGTAGGTCCCATAAGGTGTTTAAGATATTCCATGAAAATCTTAGCTCCGTAGTGCATTGGGCCAACGGTCGTGCTACTCATGTTGAATGGCAAGTTGTAGCTAGCAACGACTTGGAACCCTAAACCTGCAATAGGCAGTCCATTGGTTGGAGTAGCTCCGAAAGTAGAGCTAAGTACTGCGTTATAGGAGCCGTATGGGGTAAATCCTTCAGTGGTGAAATCTACTAGAAACCGATAAGTCCATACAGTTCCTTGTTCATGTGAAAAAGCAAAAGACTCCACTGATGTCAGGGTGTAGTTAACTCGGGCATGGTCAAGTGGAGCTACTTCCAATTCGATGTTGATGGGAACAGTGTCTGATACTTTAAGTTCCTCGAAAAGCACAGGGGTAGGATATAGTTGGCATTTGCCACAGTCGGCTTCAGAGTCTCCTCCATGGGTAAATATGCGCAGGTCATCTTTTCCTGGTTCGAAAGCTCTGCTGGGGACTGCAAATGTAGCGTAACGGAGGACTATTGAATATTTACCAAGTTCTCCATAAACAACAGCTATCTCATCGAAGCGAATAGGTTGGTTGAGGGATGGAAGGGTGCCATAAAGAGACACTGCTTCAATGGGCTGTTCCACATTTGCAGCTACATTTCCTATACCTCTTCCTAGGATAAGATACAGTGGACGGGAGTTTAAACCATACAGCGCTGTTTCAAGGAGAGGATAGGCTGAGAATCTTAGATCAGATAGAGGGCTCAAAGTAGTGATGAGGTCTTGCAGCTTCTCTCTGTCAAGATCATACCACCAAATGGGGTTAGATGATTCGTTGGCTAGTCTTCCACGGACAAACCAATTGATGTCAATCGATGTATCAGCGCCAGGGAAGGTGGGTTCGGCTGGAGTCCATACTGCAACGACAATCTGCAGTTGTTGGTTGTTGCTGCCTTGCAGTATTTGGTCTGTTGTAACCATGCGAACTATGTCTGATGTTATGGGCAAGTCAAAGCTGAAGGTCTGGTACTCTGGCGTGTTCCCTTTGATGACGATGTTGCGCCTGTCTGCCATTCTGGTCCTGGAAACTGTTGTTGCAGTGTCAGGTACTTGTGCTTTGGTGCAAAGTATTAACACAATAGAGCCCTTTCCACTTGGCAACATCTCCAATGTTCCATTGACTTCTATAGTGCCTCCTCCGTATCGATGGATAAGAAACATGAGTTTAAGTTCTGGGGGGATATCAGGCCATCCTATGCGGTCTAGGATTGTACCTGTTGGTTGTTGGAGGTCCAGATGGATGGGATTACGCTCGACTGGCATAGGTATGCCAATGGCTTGCTGAAAGGTAAGGGCTGGGCCATAGATAGTTGACGTGTTGTACAGACCGGATTCAATCTCCATGACACGACCACCAGGGACTACTCCCGTGGCAATCATGACTTGCTTTCCTGAGTCCAC